ATCGCTTCCCAGGCTCGGCGTCCGGTGTCCCATCGATCCGAACGGCGATCCCAGATCACATCAGCTTCGGTGAGCCCGAGCCGTTCGAGGAGTCCGGGGATGTGGTGGGCGCGTTTCTTGTGCGCCATGATCTTGACAGACAGTCTCACAACCCCACCTTTCCGTAAACGAAGAACGACGCCAGCCCCTCGTGAAGCGGGGGCTCCTCAATCTTGAGTTCCCAGTCAAGGAACCGTTCGGCGATATCCGGCGTGAACTCACGTCGAAACACGTGCCGTGCGGTCTTCCCGTCCGGCGTGTTTGTGGCGTAGATGACCACATGTCGCGTGGCGCTGTTGAATAGGTGGTCAAGATAGTCGAAGTAGTCGCGGTCATCGGGGAGATGGAACAGGACATCCATGCTCATCGACATTCGGTAGGCGTCTTCGTAGTTGTGCGCCGCGCTCGGTCCGATGAACCGATGCTGCGGAAACTTCGCGGTCATGCGTTCCACGATCGTTTGCGAGACATCAACGCCCGTGTAGCTGGTGCCCTTCGGGAACTTGATGAGTTCGAGGACTCGACCGTCGCCGCAACCCCAGTCGACCACGGTTTGCACCTGGTGGTCTGCGATGAATTTGGAGATGTAAGCCGCTTTGTAGGCACCCTCTGCGCCTTCGGAGCCCGCTCCCGAGCTGCGCCCGTCGCGGTAGCGCCGATCCCAATACCCGGCCGGGGTGTACGTAGGTGCGGTCATTTCTGCACCCCCGGGACCCGCGCACCGATAACCGGCCCAGGCTTGCCGACAGCCAACCGTCCACCGGCCATCTGCACCGGGTCTGCGAACTCGCCGGACTTTCGGAGGATGGTCACCGCTTCGGTGACACCGATGTTCTTGGTAATACCGTAGTCATCGAAGATGATAACCGCATCGTCGGTGAGGTGTCTGCGCCACGCGCGGAAATCCGCGAGTGCCGCTTCTTGGTGATGGTCCCCATCGATGTAGAGCAGGGCCACGGGTTCACCCGTGTAGCCGTCCGCTGCGAGTGCGGTAAGGGATCGGATCGGGGTCACGATCTCTTCGACATCCGCTTTCGCAATCTGCGACAGAAAGTCGTCGAAGAGCGGACTCGGAAGTTCACTCAGCACCGCCTTGCGCCAGGCCGAAACCTCTTCGCTCCATGCATCGATGGCGTACACACGCGCGCGGTTGCTCTCCGCCGATCCGGTAGCGAGATAACATGTCGACTTGCCTCGGTACGACCCCAGTTCCACGATTGCCTGATCGCTCGGAACCGCTGTTGCGTAGTCGTATAGCAGCTCGCCGACATCACGGCCGATCAGTCCGTCAAGTTCGGCAAGTTCATCGAGTGTGAGCACGTCGGCCCTTTCGTCGTTCCATAACTTCGGCTGTGTGATTCCACGAATGGACGCAAATCACCTCAGGGCCGAACTGCGTAGGGGCGTTTCCGTCCTTCACGTGAGAATACGAGTACGGGTAGAAACGTTCACTAGGTGCAGTATACCCCCCGCGGTGTTTCCAGATGGGAGTCAAGAATTTGGGCCCTGTGAGCACATTCGGACGCTTACCCGGGTTACGCTTCACGCTCCCGGGGATGGCTCCGATGATCTCACGCATTATCAGATGGCCGGGAACGGAGCCGAGATAGGTGTTGCCGACATAGGTGCGGTCTTCCATGGCCGCGAACACGTCGTGTCCTTCGAGCTCGGCGTCAATGCTCTTGAGTGGTCTCGTGTCCACGTCCGCGTAAAACCCGCCCATGTCGTACAGCAGCTCATACCGTGCGAGGTCGGCTCGGAACTGGTTCACGGCATCGACAGGCACCAGGTTTTCGGCATTGTCGAACAGATCTTGATTGCGGATCTTCGGCAGGTTGCTTTCCGTCCACAGGTTCATTTTCCAGTCGGGGTGCATGTGCCCCCAAGCAACGATGTTCTGCCGGAGGTGATCGGGCATCGGTTTACCGAACCAGATGAAGTGAAACGCGCGGTTAGCGGTCATGATGTCTTGCATCGTTGTCCTCTCGGCAAGGAAGTGGGGGAGCGTAACCCGGTGACTAGGTAAACGCTCCCCCGGCATGATGGGCTGCATCCGCCCATTGATCCTATCAGCTGAAAATCTCCACGGCACCGCAAGCGGGTTCGGGAGGCTGAACGGTGGTGATCGCAAAAGCGAAGTGCTTTCCCGGTTCCCACGTGCTGACAGGTGAGTCGGACAGCCACGGGTCGCCGATATCCCACAGCGGAGACGCGGGCTTAGACATGCTCGCGAATCCGAAGGTGAACACGTCGTTCGTGAATGTCAGTTCCTGCACGCGAGCGTTGTACTCGTGCGGGAACGCCCAATAGATCCACCGCTGATTGCCTTCGGAGTCGCAAGCGTCCTCACCCGCGACAGGCTGCCAGATCTCCTTAGAGAATCGGGCATTCAGCAGACCGGTACCGAACTGGACACCGACGAAATCAGCCTGGGCAACCGACACGATCGGGTCCTCACCGAAGACGAGTGCGATGAGGTCAACGTCGAGCGTGCACAGGTTCGTGACCTCATCAATCCAGTTCAGGAAAGACGGGCTCTGTTCGTTGACACACGGTTCCCCATTGGCTTTGAGCTGCAAGAGTCGCGTACCGTCTTCATAGTTCGGCGTGACCGTGATTTCCGTCCACGCGTCGGTCGTGACCTGAGCGGAGCCATCACCCGTAACGGGGACTCCGCACTGGTCAAGCAGCGTGAATCGGACGATTTCTCCGCGAATCGGATTCGCACAAACTGACAAGTCCTTACCTCCTTACGATGTGATGTCTTCGCCGTTGAGAATCGGAATCGCCAAGAGGCAGCAATCCCAACCGACGACATAGGTTCGCTCGGCAATCATGCTGAGCGTGTTCACGTCACGATCGAACGACTCGACCGGCGTGAACGTGTGCGGCGTGGCCTCACGCTGGAAGAACACTGCACCAGTGGCATACACCCAAGTGACCCCGGGCGTCTCCGTCCCGTCCGGTGCGGTGCCCGGATACTCACCGAGCACCACCTTCGAACCGACCGAAGACGTATACATGACCCGGTTACTTGGTTCCAGGAGATACGCTTCCGCCATCAGCGCACCGAGGCGAATCGGAACGTGCAGCGTCGCAATACCGGGGTAGCACTCCCGCATTGCCGCTTCCAGCATCCCAATGCCGACCTCAATAGTCTGCGGAATCGCAGTGACCACGGTTGCGGCAGGCTGCAGAAGGTCGTCCCCGTCCGCAACGGTAGTGTTCGCTGCGAGGTGCGGCCACGTGCTCACGCCGCCGCCAGTTTCGGCTTCTCCAGTCCAGAAGATGCGCTCCAGTTCGCGCGCTTCCGACCTGAGTAGCGCCTGTTGGTTTCTGGCAGACAACTGCTCCCACTGTCCGACCGGAGCGCAGTCGACACGGCTATATACCGTTACCGGCGTCGCGCCTCTGGTTTCCCACCCCCATGTCTCACCCTTCGGTGCTGGGAGCGGCGTACCGTCAGGACTCGTGCATTCCCCGTACGTCCCTTCTGCGTCCGGACACATCGGCTGCCATTGGAGCCCCATGCGCCAATGCGCATTGGAGGTCAAATCGAGCTGTGTTGCGGTCGTCAGCAGATCAAACGCCGGGGAAGTGAACGGCAGCACGTCACTTTCGATTTGGAATCTTCCGCGACTCATCGCCGTTCACCTCCTCTCTGCGTCTCGGGAATGGCTAGGAACCAGCGCACACGATGGAACGAGCGCCGATCTCGCCGGAACCGCAGATGTCGACGGTAACGACACGCGACTCATGGCCGGGCTTGAGAAGCGCGTAGCAGTCTTCAGCCCAGGCGGCCGTGTGGTCGTTGGTGCTGTTGAGAACGGAGTCACGAACAACGCCCAGGTCAAGCGACATGGAGTTGCCGCGGATGAACGTGCCGGGGGCGTAGATCATGTAGTCCATGGTCAGCGGCCAGTCGGTCGCGGGAGTGGCCCCACCAGGGTCGTCACCCGAACGGACCTGCCAGTCGCCGACGAACTGCACGCGGACGCCGCGGATGTTGAACCAGTCGGCGATCATGCCGTCCGTGACGCCGAAGACGTCGATACCGTCGCGGTTCGCGAGGTCGGCGCGGATGACCGCCTGAGCCCATCGGGGCATGACGACTTCGAGAATCGCGTCAAAGCACATGCTGTACTTTTCGCGGTAGTCGACGGCCGACAGCTCGATAGAGCTGAGCAGTGCCGAAGTGGTCGCACCGAGCAGGCCGGTGTGGTCGACCGCGATGCTCGCGGTGATCGCGTCACCGGAACCGCCACCGTTCAGCATCAGATCGATGATGCGCGCGTTGGTCGCCTTCGCACGGATCGCCATGACCAGCCGAAGCCAGTTGGCGATCAGTTCCGGGTACGCGTAATCGATCAGGTTGCCCGCGGTGACGCAGAAACCATCACAGTCGGCTCGCCGGTCGATGAACGTCGGGCACTCGACCCGAACACAGGGCTTGAAGATCGAAGACGAGTCGACCGCTTCGATGTCATCGGCCTCGGTCCAGGTCCAGACGATGCCCGGATCGTTCGCGAGGTCGCCGAAGCTCGGCGAAGTCGGGTACTGGACGCCACCTCGCGACAAGCCGACCGTAGGCAGATCGATCATGCCGTCTTCACAGACGACGTTGAAGAAGTCGTAAGAGATCTCTGAAGGCGCGCACCACCCACCAGCAGCAACGAGGATATCCTCATCGGCAGCGGCTTTCAGGACTTCGTTCATATCCGTAGGGGTGGAGTTCTTGTTCAGCGTGAACGTGAACTCGCGCTCCAGGGTCGCGACCGGAACCGCTTCGGGGTTTCCGGTGCGGCTGATCGGGAGGCTCTTCGCGCGGCGCGACATGGCTTCGCCGAGCTTCGCGATGTTGTCGATTCGGCCGCCCTGGGTGAACCCGGGAACGTCGGCCGAAGCCACGATCACGGCTTCGGAACGGGCCTCATGCACCTTGGCGTCCGGCGCGTACTGCTGAATCGTGCCCAGTCGCACGCGCTGGTTCAGGTCGGTTGTCGGCTTGAGGTAGTCGCCAGCGAATGCCTTCATGGTCTCGCCGATGGCCGTCGTGATCGAGGCGGTGAGCACCTTCTCATCGATACCGGCGGAAACGAGTTCCCGCGCTTCGGGGGCAGCAGCCTCGGGAACGGTGTCCCCGGCTTCGGTGCCGCCCTCTTCATCGTCGGCAGCTTCGGCCTTGACAGGGTTGATGGCAGCGCGAAGCGCGGCAGCCCGTTCGGCGTTCGCCTTGCGCGTGGCCACAACCTCTTCGGCCGTGGCGTTCACCGCAAGGATCTGCGTTTTGAGCACTTCAAGCTTTGCGAAGCCATCAGCGTCGATATCCGCTTTTCCGTCCTGGTGAATGGCGTCAAACGCCTCGATCAGTTCGTCACGCATCGCGGACAGTTCGGCTTCGGACTTACCCGCCAATGCGGCGGTAAGCTCGTCGCCCCCGTCCGGCAGGGACTGCCCCGCCTCTTTGTCCTTTGACATCGCGTTCCCTCTGTGTATTGAAGTGAATACCCGGATTCTACACACGATTCATAGGCGAAAATGAGAAATCGCCTTCGAATCGTGTGCTATTAGCTTTCCGGCGCTGTGTTCTTCAACTTCGAACCGTTCGAAGAACCCGCCGAAGTCTTGACCGTCACATTCCGTGACTTAGCGATACGTGCCTGCTCCTCCGTAGAGAACACCGATACGCCGCCCTTTTTCTTGCCGCAGTTACAGCCCATCAATCATCACCTTTCAAGGTCTTGCGCAAGCTCATGGCGAACTCGCGCATTCTCGACTCGGGGTCACGTCCAATTTGAGCGGCGATTCTCTCAACCGCAGCTCGCATCCCCACGGGTTCCGTCACGCCCACATGCGCGCCAAAGCGGATCGGCGTCACCGTGCGGGCAAGTTCCCCGCCTTGAATGGTGAACGACCGGCTTCGCGTCGGAAACCCAGGCACCGGAACAAGCAGCGCCGCGGCAAGCTCGCGCTTACCCGGTTTCTCGCGGTGCGGGCCCCAGTCGCCGGACAGCTGGCACGCCATCATGCGTGCAACCTGGCTGACATCGACACCAGGAATGAGCGCCCCAGAAATCCAGACGCCGCGTGCGTTCTCGCCGACACGCGCGGTGGCGACCACAGAACATGCGTTGTCGTAGTGCTCCCGTCGCGCCGAGCCCTTCGGCCCCAGCGGCGCGTGACCGCAGTCCATCGTGATAGGTCCCGTGGCGATCTTCGTATAGCCGCCTCGGCCATCGTCGACCATCGTTGCGCGGTTCATCCAAATGTCGTAGTCGACGTTCCCCGTGGGAACCGTGACCCGCTTGTCGCGGTAGCCGCGGTGCGCCACCTGCTTGGGCGCGAGATACCCGAAGAACCGGCCCTCATCGGTGACCGTGATGGCACCGATTTCAGGAACCTCGGTCGGCTCATCGAACCAATCGGCGGGCGGAAGATCGGGAATCGTGATCGTGTACGCCGAAGCGGTCACGAGTTCTTCTGCGTCGAGATCATCTGCGGCGGGTTCAGGCAACGCGGTTTCGTCGTCCAAATACACGCGAGCCTCAACGAAAGCGGGGATGCTCACCAGGTCTGCGGAACGAATCCTACCGGAATGGTAGATGACCTTTTCGGCCGTCATGCACCGCGCCACCTCGGAACCCGCAGCGTCTTCGGGCAGCTCCTCGCAGCCTTCCGGCATGACGACTTCGATGTCACCTTGAGTGCCGCTGTCGTCAATGATGGAGATACCGGCGAGGAATCCGGGGTCCATCCGCGTTCCCATCTGCCGAGCCGCTTCGCGTCCCCAGGGGGAGTCAAGATCGAGAACGCCTCGCGCGTGGATCTCGTTCCCGATGCGTTCGATGTGGTCGACGCGGCCGACATCCACCGTGTTGCCGTTGTCAACGCCACCATGGGCGCGCTCGTACTTCCACCCGAGCGGAATCTCAAGCGACTCGGTCGCGCCGAGTTCCGGCCACGTCAGCGCACCGGGGGCGTACTCCTGTCCGTCGTAGGCGGGTGCGCCCTCGACCACGATCACGCCGGACCACGGTGCAACGTTCCGTGAGACCGGAGCGGCACTCGAAGATTCAGACGCGTACAGCGCGGCCATCTGCTCAAGCGCCGATTCCCGCGTGTCATGGCAGCCTTCGACTTCCCCGCCTTCGATCTTCACCACAGCGAACTCTCCCGAGTCGCAACCGGGGTTGCCCGTCTGAATCTCCCAAGGCATAGGTTGCTCCTCTGCATAGGCCGCGGCATTCAGCGTGAGTACCGCGCCGTTGTCGTTCAAGTTCAGATCTTCGGGGTTGAACACCGCGAAGGTTGCACACCGACAGTTGATAACCTCTGAGGCTGGCCCTGTCGGGTCACCAGGGAAGGCAAGGGGGAAACCACCCACCGTGAACGGTTCCGTGAACGGCACCGTCTGCTTGTCCGCCTCATGATGCGTCGGGCGCGTTCGAGGGTCGCTCGTTGCCTGCCACTCCTTGCGCATGACACCGGACGGAATGCCGTACGCCGACTCGAACCGCTGCATGGTGCCCATAGCAACGGTGTTGCGAGCGCCGTGCACCTCGGTTCGGGCGATCATCCTCGCGCGTCCTTCGGTCACGCCGACAGCATCCATGATGCGCGCCGCGAGCTTCGGAATTGACTCGCCTAGCGCGGTACCCTCGACCAGCGCGGCGCGCGCGTTGAACCACAGCGCATCCCCGATACCAACAAGCCTGTTCACCGCTTGCTGTAGATACAGCTCAGTGTCAAGCGCCTGATCGATGAGCAGTGTCAGCGGGTTTCCAACCGCTTCCGCTAGGTGTGCGATCGTGGAAACGCTCGCGTTCAGCATGTTCAATTCAAGCGCAGGTGACAACTCGGTCGCCACATACGCGGCCCAGATGGTCACGATGGCGTCCATGGCGGTTTGGTCCGCGTTCCGCAACGCCCGTTCGATGTCCTCGGAGTTCATCACTTCGATCATCGCGGCGGTCAGCCCGTCCATGACCAGTGCCTCGAACTCCTCGGAACTGAGTTCGAGTTCTTCCAAGGTTTGCAGCGGGACGGTTGCCATCAGACCTCACCCGGATTCCGCGCCTGGGTGTTCGCGGGATCTTCGCCGCCCGCGTCACCTTCCGTCGACTCGGTTCCCATCTCGGGTTCAGCCTGCGGGGGGTTCGCGACGGCCGCCGCGCCCATGCTGCGTCGTTCGAGCTTGTCAGTCATCTCTTCAAGTTCTTTCGGCGTCGGCATGTCCGACTCGGAGAACCCGGATTCACGCCTGAGTGCCGCGCCGCTGATCTCCATGCGGTCATACGCCAGGATCGCGTCATCGGACTTGTCGGGTCGCTTCTCAATCTCCGAAGGGTCGTACCACATGACGATGCGCCCACCGTTGGGCCCGGTGAGCAGATCTTCCCCGAGGCGTTCGCCTTCCGCACGCAGCACCGGGGTGAGGTAGCCTTTGGTCAGCGCGTGGCAGATCATTTCGGCATCAGGGGCAATGTGCAACTTGATGCCGGACTCTTCGACTTGCGCCGCACCCCAGTGGTTCATACCGGACACGCCCAACAGGATGTCACTCGGAAGGTCAAGAGCGGTCGCAAGCCGACGAATCGCACTTTCACGGTGGGCAATCAGCTTGTCATCGATGGGGTTCGAAAGGTCCAGCGCCATCATGACATCGGACAGCTTCGTCTCTGTGTTGTCACCGAGGTCAACGCCAACGGGCAGTTTGAGCGCCGCTTCGGCGCTCATCGCGTCTTTGATACCGCGTGAGGCAACCTCGACCAGGACTTGCGCGAACGGGTCCTGCCCTTCGGGCCCGCTGGGGTTAGCGGTCTGCGGAAACGAGAGCTTGCCTCGGTCATAGAGCAGGATACCGTTTGACGCCAGACGGGACACGGTTTCCGCCACGATGCGCTTATTGATGAGGTCCAGTTCGCTCATCGACCCGAGCGCATGCGCGGCTACCGAGGTCGCGCGGTACGAATAGCGTTCGTTCGGCCGCCAGAAACGGACCACCATCGTGTCTGGCCCCAGTGTCTGCCACGCGCGTTGCGACTCACCCACGCGGAGCTGATACACCTTTTCGCGGATACGCAGCTCGTCAGCGGAGTAGACAGCCCAGATCTCTTCGCCGTCTTCATCCTCGTGACCGACTAGCCAGCCTTCACCGGGGACGTTGTAGTGCACACCCATGAGCTTCATGAGCTGCGATTGACCGCCGATACCGCCTGCGAGACGCGCTACGGCGTCCGCCGCGGGCCCTTCAGCGATCGGCAACGGCTCGTCACCGCCGGGGATGTATTCCGCTGCGAGGAGGCGCACGCGCGAAAGGGCGTTGCCTTTCCAGTTCACGGCAGCCGCGAACTCTTCAAGACGGTAGTAGTAATCCCACAACTGGTCCTGTACGGAGTCGTATTCGGGGTTATAGGCGCGGCCAGTGGACAGCACGGAAGCGGACGCTACAAGCGTGGTGCCGAACGCCGGAAGTTCCATCTGTTGTCCTAATCCCCGTCGATGCGCCCCAGGAACCCGACCACGGTTGACATCGCCAGCCATGTAAGTATCGGGTAATCGAGTCCATACGCCCACGATAGTACCACCGTAGTCGCTCCCGACACCCAGAATCCGAGGCACCACGGGCACGAGAGGAGATACGCAAGCTTCGAATTGAAGTGCGTATCTGAGTCTGCCGGGCCATGCTTCACGTACCACCGTCGTTCGAGTCCGAACCGAATCCGGTCAAAGATGGGCTCAGTGATCTTGTCGGAGGTGACTAGTCGTGTCACTCGGTAAGCCGCGAGCGATGCCAGCGCGACTAGCCACCACTCATGCATTATCAGATCCACCCTTCGGCTTACGCGGCAATGTCCTCACGAATGCGAGGACGAGCGCGCCGAACGGGATCGCCGCTCCCAGCGCAGCCTGCCACAGTGCGATCTCTTTGGCCTCCGCGTCGACATAGAACGCGAAGAGCGCGATCACAGTCAAGCCGAAGGCGTACACGGTTGC